CGGAGACGAAGTCGAGCTCGAAGAACAGTCCGCGGACGCGGAGCCCGAACGACGCAATCTCTCATGGAATGATGCGATCGCCCGCGTCCCGCCCGATATCGCGAAGCTCATGCGGAATATGCAAGCGGACTACACGAAGAAGACGACCGCGCTCGCGGAACAACGTCGCGAGTTCCTTCGCGAGCGTGAAGCGCTCATGAAGGGGAAACAAGCGCTCGCGGACGACGGCGAAGTTCCTGAATATGACCCCTTCAACGAAGCATCGATTCAAGCTCGAATCGAGCGCGAAGTATCTCGTCGGCTCCGCGAAGTTCTCGAACCGATGGAAGCCGAATATCAAACCATGAAGGCAGAAGACGATTATCAACGCTTCTTGAACGAGCATCCCGACTTCGAGAAGGACAACGCGCTTCGAAGCGAAGTTCAGCACCTTCTTGAATCGAACGATTCTCTCGACTTGGAGACGGCGTATTGGGCCGCGCGCGGGAAGAAGAGCCGACAAGCCGAACAACGCGCCCGCGAAGAGCGCTCCGCACGTCGGAAAGCATCGAAGGAAGCAGCGCTTCGCGGGACCGCTCCACCGCGAAAAGGAGCGGTCGCGCGGAAGCCGTCGGGCTCCGATCTTCGCAAGATGAGCACGGCCGATATCTTGAAGCTCGCGCAATCCCTCAACCGCGACGGTTGACTTATCGACGTTGTACGGGTAAACCTATGAACAAGTCAGGCCACCCGCTCCGCGGAGCTTGATAGCGGACTTCGAAGAAGCACCCGGAACAACGCGAACCCCTTCTTCTTGGAGCCCCTGTCATGGCCCCTCAATCAGTCATCTCGACGACGCTTCAGCTTCTCCGCGACAAGCTCGTCGACAACTCATTCTTGTCTCATCCGCTCTTCCGCGCAATCGAAGAAGCCGGTAACCTGGTCAAGGTGTCCGGCGGACTCCGCGTTGAGCAGCCGGTTATCTTCGGTGATCACTCTTCGATCACCGAACTGTCGAACGGCTTCGAGCCGGTGTCAATGGCCGTCACCGACCCCTTCCAGACTGCGAAGTTCGAGTATTCGAACTTTACTCAGCCGATTATCCTGTCGGCTGTCGAGAAAGCCGCGAACAAGGGCGATCTTGCAGTCGTGAACATTCTCGAATCGAAGATGAAGAACGTCATGCTTTCCTTGAAGAAGGAAGTGTCGCGTCAGGTGATCGTCGGAGATTCGTCGAAGCTCACCACGTTCCAGACGCTCAACGGGAACGGGACCGCGACCGCGGCTCCGAATACAACCGGCTGGCTTGAAGCTCGCGCAACCGGAACGCAGTTGAACACCGTCGGGGGACTCTCGAAGGTGACGTACCGCGGTCAGAACTGGTTCAACGCCGTCGTCGACGCGGGCGGAACGCTCTCGCTTGCACACCTTGACGAGCTGTTCATCAACTGCCAGATCCGCAACCCGTCGGGCGCGTTCCCCGATATCCTGCTCATGTCTCCGAACTGCTACGCCGCTTTCCAGGCTCTTCAACAGTCGAGCGTGCGTTATGTCTCTTCCGGCGATCGGGACGGACTGGATCGCGACATGGTTGGAATGTGGCGCGGCGCGCGAATCTACGTTGAGCCGAATCTCGGCTTCGCATCCGCCGCGGGCGTTCCCGCGGCCGGTGATGCAATCTCCGCATACGCTCTGAGTTCCGATCAGTTCCAGCTCTACGCGGACACCGACGGCTTCTTCAACGTGTCTGAAATGATGCCCGTCCCCGGTACCGCGACAGAAGCCGCTATGGTGTTCTGTCGGATGCAGCTTGTCACCGGACACCTTGCTTCGCACGGTGTTCTCTTCGACGCGGAGGCTTGATATCATGGCTACCTCTTCTCTCATTCAGTTCTTGTCAGCCGGTGAAGCGGGCGACACTTCGAACCGTCGTCAGATTGAAACGTTCTTCGCGAACGGTGCAATCGCCGCGGGCGATTGGGTCCAGCTCGACACCACGAAGACCGGAGCCGACCGCGTCTTGTACGTCGTCGAAGCGCTCGCGGGTACTGCAACCGGGAATCCGCTCGTCGTCGGTGTCGCTACCGAAGCGGCCGCGGCCGGGGATCAGGTTCGCGTCGTTGTCGCGGGCTACGCTGAAAACGCAAGCGTCGCGAACGCGGTCGGGTCGGCCGGTATCGCGCTCGTCGTCGACAATACGCAAGCTGGACAGGCCGTCGCGATTGCCGCGGCCGATACCGCGCCCGCTTGCGGCGTGAGTCTCGAAGCCGCGGCCGGGAACACCGCCGACGTTTGGGTCTTCAAACAGTTCTGATCCCTCCGACTCTTCCCCCCCGGAAGAGTCCGCGTCGGTCGCCTGGTCGGAAGGAACGCGCAAGCGTGACCAGGCGCCCGACGCATCCCTTGAAAGGAGTCGTCGGTGAATCTTGGAGCCCTTATCGACTTCGTCGGGAATCTTCTCGACTACGATCCGACGAATCCCACTTATCGAACGCAGCTCGTTAGCCTACTGAACGACGCGCAAGGTCGGCTCTTAACTGACCGACCGTGGGACTTCAGTATTCGCGACCGCGTCTTGAAGACCTACACCGACGCGGTATACACCGCGACGTTCACGAACGGCTCCGCGACGGTGACGGGAACATTCCCTTCGAGCTCGTCCCCCGTTCTTCCGGGCTCCGCTCTCGACCGTGCGTCGGTGACCGTCACCGACTCCGCGGGGAACACCTTCGAACACTTGATTGCATGGGTACAGAACGGGACGACGTTGTATCTCGACCGGCCCTTCGTCGGTGTAACGGGCGCGTATGCCGCGACGGTGAAGCGTCGCGACGTCTTCCTTCCGTCCGACTGCATGACAGTCGAGAACGTGTCCGACCCTTCCGTCGGCATACCGGCGAAGGCGCTCTTCCTGTCGAAGTGGGAGCGGGAAGACGCGAACCTTGACGCGTCCCTTCTCGGAACGATCGAAGCTTTCCTTCCGTCCGAAGGGAAAGTCGTCCCCGCTCCGTCGACCGTCCGCGGCGTCACCGTGCAAACGGTCCCGGCCGGTCAAGGTGTCCGGACGATCGACGTCTATATGTGCAACGTCCGCGGACCACGCTCGACCGCGTATCGCGTCTACCGCGAAGACGTCTCCGACGGCTTCGAGTCGGGCTTGTCGAAGATCGCGTCGTTCGCGTTGAGCGATACGCAGACGCTCCACTTCCAACCCGAAACGATCGCGAACACGACGGGCTTGTATCGTCGATATTACTTCGCTTGTGCCGACGCGAACATTCTCGCGCCCGTCCGCGTTCGCAACGACGACGCGGAGCTTCCGCAACCTCCGATCGGGACCGACACCGTCGCTCCGACGGGTGGCGTGATTCTTAAACCGGACTTGTCACTGAACACGTTAGCCGGACAAGCGTTCCAGTCTACCGCGATTCGGTATCAGTACAATCAATCGGCCGGGTATCAATCGTTCCAGTTGTACCCTCATCCCTCCGCGGATCAGGACGTCAATGTTCGGATGGTTCTTCATCCCGCCCGACTGCAAGAAGATCAAGACGCGCCCCTTGTTCCCGCGGCGTATTCGCAGATTATCGCATATGCAGCGTTAGAGAATCTAACGCTCAAAGTCGACAACCCGGCGTTGTCGGCTGTATACGCTCGGAAGAAAGACCTTCTATATAAGGGGATGGAACAACGGTATCTTAAAGCCGTTCCGCGACGAATCATCAAGGGAACACCGACGGCCGGGTATCGCTATGTCCGGAATCCGTTCGGGAAGCTGACGTTCACGCCATGAAACAGCAAGTCTATCAAGCGACGCTTGCGGGCGGGTTCGAGACGCGACTTCCGCAGACACCCGACAACGGCGGACAGGTTCAGAACTGGACACTCGACAGGACGACGGGCGGATGGAGCTCGCGTATCGGATACGAGCCGTTCCGCGTCGACGCGTCGGACTGGACACCGTTCACGAACTGCGGACCAGTGTCTTCGCTTCATGTCGGACGGTCGCTCGCGGGCGGAGCTCGCGACTTCATCCTATTCGAAGAAGACGGGAACCTTCACCTTCTCTATCAAGCCGCGGGAACGCTTGTTCTTCGGACGCTCGCGACCGGCCGGACGATCCCCGCTCCGACGGAGTCGTCTTCGTGGTACACCGACACGCCGCACGGGACGGTGATCACGAACGGATCAGAGCGGCCGGTGATTGTCCGTCCCTGGCCGCTCGGAACGACCGCGGAAGCAACGTCGACGATCGCCCAGTGCATCCGTCCGTTCGGCTTCGACGCGCCCGCGGCCGCTCCGACTCCGCACCTGGTTAAACCATACCCGCCGCTTACGGGCGGCCCTCCCCCGACGTACGCTCCGCCCGCGGCCGGTGGAGCTGGAAGAACTACGCTATGGTGTCCACAACAGGCGCTCGCGATTCCCGACGGCGGGCAATACGGGCTCGGTTTCGCAAACAATCTATCGGGCTCCGACGGAGACAAGCCCGCGTTGTTCGGCTACGCCGTGTCGTATGTCAGCAATACCGGCTCGGAAGGGCCGTCGTCGACGCTCGCGTCGGTCGGATGGGCACTCGAAGAAGATGCGTTCGGCTTCCGTCATGCGGTGACGTTAGACCTTCCGACTGGTCCCGACGGGACGGTCGCGCGGAAGCTCTATCGGACGTCGAACTACGCCGCGGGAGCGGTCGACGCGGGCGATACGACCTTGTATTTCATCGACCTGGTCCGGAACAAC